TCCAGCAGAAGTTACAGCTTCGTTAGTTGCAGTAACTTGAATTCCTTTAGTAGAAATTTGAGTGTGGTTATTTTCTAATACAGTTGGAGCCATAGTTCCATAAGAAATATCAGCACCTTCAACGGCAGCATTTGCAGCAACATCTGCTAGTGCATCTGTTTGCCATTGGTGTAAAGTATTAGTTGCTTTTGTTTTTGCAACTCCAGACATAAAAGGTGTTTCAGTTGGTGATATTGAATAAATAATATCAGCCAAATCTTCTCTTATACCTACAGTTGTGTATGTTTGGTATTTAGCCATTTGTTTTCTCCGTTAGGTTATTGTTTATAGATAACGCATCAGTAAATCGGTAGCATCTTTTGCATTACCGCTTTTCTTCAACGCATTAATCTTCTTCAACCTAGATTGACTATTTACATCTTCCTTAGTAGTTTTAACGCCAGATTTCACAACTGTGGTTGGTTTAACTTTTTTACTTACTAAATTGGGTTTAGTCGCATTAGCTTTCATACCATCCATGATCACATCAAAATATCTTGAATCATAAATTCTTGCGACATCATCATTTGAGAAGCCTTTAGAATTTAAATAACCCATGATATTATTTTTAACTGTAGCACCCTTAATAGGATCAGCAATTTCAGGATGTTTTAAATGAAGTTTTTTTTGTTCATTTTTTAATATTTCCTGAAACTGAGTTTCTTGATGTTCTCTCAGTTTTTGCTGTGCTTGTTGAATTGATTGTTTTCGTTTATTAATCTTACGATCAACTCTAGCAGCTTCAGTTGGATCTTCATCCCAAAGAGCATCAAGCTCCTTAGAATTCATATCATTGTTAATCTCAGCATTTAAAGTAACTACCAATGAATTTAAATCATCCATCTTAGTTGAATACTGATTTTTAAGACGATCTTCTTCAGATTTAAGCTCTCTTTTTTCAATTGCTATCTCCTCAGTTTTTCGTCTGTAGTCAGCATCTTTTTGATAACCTGCTTTTAATTCTTCAAGGTCAACATCAATCTTTTCACCATTAACAATTACTTGGTGTAGATCAGTTTCTTGTTCTTCAATTGCATTTTCATCTTGTGATGCTTGTTCTTCATCTGCTACTTCCATTGTTTCCTCTGGTTGAGCAACAGGTTGTTGTTGTTCTTCTGTTTCAGTTTCCACTTTCGCTTCAACTTCTTCTTTTGGTTCAACTGGTGCTGCTTCTGCTTTAGGTTTTTTGATAACACCTTTAGTGTCCATTAAACCTTCAATAGATTTTGCTGCACCTTGTACTGAAGCATTGTTCAGTAATGGGTTTTGGTCAGACATTAAGTCCTCCTATGTTAAGCTGTCTTGCGACTTGGCTTATTCTAACCTTTGTGGTTAAAATTTTGTATTATCTTGTTGTTTTCTAAAATCTTCCAACTGTTTAGCTGCAAGTTTTCCTGTTTCGATAACAGTTAGTAGATGTTGCTCTACTTTTCCAACAACATTATAAGCAATCCAAAGTTTTTCTCTGGTATCACTCTCTTTAGCACCTGTTTTTTCAAGAAGTGCCTCAGAATAAATTTTTTTAAGAGTCTCCATGCTCTCTTGAAAAAGTTTACTCTCCAATATCTGCTTGGCTTCGTTGGATCGGCTGATTTCCACCGACCTGTCCGCCTGGTCTTTCGCTTTCATTTATTCCTTGTAGTTGTTTGCCAAACATATTAGTAGATTTTGCCGCTTCTTCAAGTATTTTGTTATCTCCAGCGACCATCATCTTATCTAAATCTGCATCTGCTTTAATTTTTGCAGTATCAAGTTGCGTATTATATTTTAAAGCCATCTCTTTAATCTTAGCCTCAAAGTCTAATTGCATTTCTTGAGTTTTTTGTTGTAATTCTTGAGCTTGTAATTCTAGGTCTGCAAGTTTTCGCTTATTCTCAGCATCAATTCTAGTAAATTCTATCTTCTCAATTGGTGTTAGTGGTGGTGGTTGAGGTGGTGGCATCATTTGTTTACCCACATCAGGATCTACAAAGTAAGTTTCTACATTTTTTAGACCTGCGTTCTCTACCATCTTAGTCAAAGTGTTATACATATTTTTAAGATTAACCATTGGCATCTCTTTTCCACCTTGAATTTGAAATGCTTGTAGTTGTCTTTCTAAAATACTATTTAACATAATTGTTTGTTGTTCTTTAGAACCAGTTCCAAGTCCAACAACTATTGAAATATTAAATCTATCTTTCCATTCAGTAGGTCTTACCGGAACATACTGATTACTCATCATAATAATTTTTTCTTTGTCTTGGTATTTAACCATTAGTTCAAATATTTTTTTAAATAAACTCTTAACACCTGTCTCTGCAAAGACTCTAGCAATCAATTCTGATCTCATTTGAGTTTGTTGCATTAGTGCATTTACACCGGTAGCTGTTTTAGCATTTAATGTATCAGGACTTAAACCTTGAGCTTCTTTTGAAACACCAGTTCTACCTTCTCTAACTGAATCTAAATAATTTAATAAAGGAAAGGCTTGTTGTGAAATCGGTTGAGCTTGTAAAGGTTGCATGACTTGGTTCGGTGGTTGTTTAGTTCTGACAATTCCACCAGGTCTAGTCGTCAATAAATCATCCATATTGACCATACCATCCATAACTGCAACTCTGTTATTATTTGTTAAATACATATTATCTAACAACTGACGCATCACAGTAGATTTCATTAACTGAACATCTTCTACTAATTCTGCAATTGATCTTCCATAAAATCTATGAGGCATTGGGATAGGAGTGATCGTTACGAAAGGAACACTATCGCAAGGCATATTTGATAAAATGTGGTAGCCATCTGTTCCAGCTGAAACTATTTTTCTAAGTTCTGCAATACCATCTTCATCGTAATCGTATTTTACATAAGACTCATAAACTAAAACTTTTTCTGTAGAGGTATCTGTTGCACTACCTGTTGTAAAAGAATCTATATCATCTGATCTTACATTTTCTTCTTCGCTGTAAATATCTAAATCTGATTTTGGTAGTTCGTCAACTTCGTCTTGAGGATAACCCATCGCCACTAAGTCTGATCTTGTCATTAAAACTTTATGAGAAACAAAATCGGCATCCTCAATTGTTTTAGCATTACGATCAATTAAAAATTCTTCTGGTGGAATACTTTCTATTTTAACTCTACCTGTTTTTTTAATTCTTTTAATTTTGCAATTATATAAATTAAAATCAGGAACTTGAACTTGGGATATATCTACCCCTTGCATTTCGTATTGTTTTAAAACTTCTTGAAATTTTTCTTTGGCAGACTCATCTTCAAATACTTCTTCTTCAACAGTTTCTATTTCATCCTTAGTATCTTGCAAAGCCTCTTTCTCCACTATGGATAAATTTTCGTAAGTTTCGTAATCTACTTTTTCAGAGTCATCCCAATAAATTTTTAAGAAACCATTCTTCTCAATCAAAGCATCTTTAAAAAAATTATATAATAATTGAAAACCATCATTCTCTTTATAGAAAACATGATTTAAATAAGCTGTCGCTTGTGCTGCCATTGGAACATCTTCTGCTGTCATAGGTTCACAATGAACAACTTTATCGGATGCTGTAAACACTCTTAATAAATTTGGTAATAAACTTTCAATCGTATCTGCAACATCGGTTGATACTACCTGACTACGACCATCTATTTCTGTTCCTAATTTATCACCTAAATAATATTCTAATGATTTAGTTCTGGAGTCTGAAAGTTGTCCTCCAAGATAACCTAAAGCATTTTGAATTTGATTTGATAATAAACTTCGTAATTCTATATTTGATATTTCTTTATCTTTTTTTGCCATATTAAACTATATAATTTGTATCTACTTCTATTGGCTTATCCCAGTTTACTAGCTTATTGCAATTGTTTTTATGAAAAAAACACTTGGGTAACATTCGTCTTACTTGCTCAATACCATCTTCTACACTAAGTTTGGGTGCTATGTCAAATTCTAACCCTAGTTCTTTAGCGGTTTCCCATCTGGATTTATTCGTTCCAATCTCTCTAACTCTAATATCATGGGGAGCTATGTGTTTTGAATATGTGTAAGGTTTGCTATCTATCACATTAATGTAATGCTCTAATCCCTCACCGGAGTTCTCATAGCAATCAATAATTCTAATTTCGCCATTTGTCCTTCGTTGAGCAAAGGTGATTACTGTACTATCGTTCATTCCTAAATCCCACCAGGTTTCAACATCTAAACTATCATCTATATCAAAGTTCTTAACATTGCCAGACTCCTCTAGTTCCTCAATTATAGATCCAAAATAAGAACCACTTATTCCTGCTTGAAATGA